ACCATTCAACAGCCGGGCCGTCGGTTCGGTGACGCTTCCCATTCAACCGCCATTCCTTCGTGCCGTCGGAATCTTCAATAGCCGGGCCGTCGGTTCGGTGAAGCTCACCATTCAAATACCATACCTTCGAGCCGTCGGAATATTCTTTCATTTCAGGAACAGACATTATTTCTCCAACGATGGTTCTAATATAGCATAGGCAAGCGGCTAGGTCAAGGCAATTAGGTCAAGGGCTTGTCAATTGAACATTATTTGTGTTAGCGTCAATTTTCTTGATTTTAGAAATTATCCTTTCTGCTTTATCATTTTTTACTAATTCACCATCCTTATTTTTAGTATAAGCAGGGAATAGCACCTTAATCCAATAACAAAGCGCCTCTGTTGTTAAATACCCATAAATATAATTTTTCCTGTTTTTTTCAATCCAAATAACAATTTCTTTCGTAGTAGTGCCCTTTAAAGGTAAAGGTGATCCGGAAGGAGTATGAATAATATGTCTATTCTTATGTTGTTCTTCATCGTTGTTTATATTATTATTTTTTGAAAGAATATTCTTTCTTGTATTTTTCATTTTTACTGGAGGTTCGAAAGAGAAGTTACAATTTGGACACTTCTTGTTTCTTGCTCCGATAATAATTTCACAGTTATTACAAGTCTTTTTGCCTCGTCCTGGTTTTGAAATCATAAATTATAATATCCTTTAAAAATAAAAAAATGGAGATGGGGAGACTCGAACTCCCAAATGCGGAATGCAAAACCGCCAGTTTCCCAGTTAGCTTACATCCCCAAAGAGAAATTAACTTTCATTTATTGTAACTCTGATAAGTGTGGATTTTGAAGCCACCATAGAATAATATCATGAACTTTAAGTTCAGAATACTTTTTTTGAACTATTTCTTCAATTCTATTACTAATTTCTTCTGCTTCCGAAAGTTCCTCCATAGTAAAAGTAGTGGCAACTAATTCTTTCACTTTATTGTCCTTCTTCATGTGTGTGCTCCACATTCTCTTATTTAGCACGTATTAAATATAGCCTGTTGCTTGTTTGGTGTCAAGAGCCTTGACTTTGAGTTTTCATTCATTAAAAAACATGCTTTATTTTATTCTTTGTTTTCCAGCATCCTAACTTCTTTTGTTCCGTTTTGTTTATATATGTGTTGTTCTCCGTCACTAAAAGTAATAATAGTGTTATTGGTTGGGTGACTTTCTACATGTATTTGCAAAAAATCTCTTATAGAATCAAAAACGGCTAAACTTCCTTTTGGAGAAGGTAAAAGCCAGTTTACAACACACCAACCGGATGCCAATATTACTCCCTGTGTAACTATACCTACGCCTGAAACACCTGTTTCATCACTTTGACGATACATTGTAAAGGTTTTTATACCTACTGGTGCTCTGTTTGTTGGTGATTTCGGCATTAATTCATCAGGGTTTAAATTTATATTCTTTTTGTTATTCATATTAATAATGCTCCAAATAAAAGTAAGGCCGGCATTGAGCCGGCAAATAACTAAATTTAGTTATTTTTAAGCTTCACCTATGGGTTTCATATTCTCTAAAAAATAATTTAGTTTTTGTTGGGCTACTGTTTCATCCATTTTTTTCTTCGCTGCTATATCTGAAAGATGAATTTCTTCCAGCATTGCCCATAGTGCTTCATTTTCTTCTGTCAATAATTTAATTTGTTTTGTTAGTTCTTTAATTTCATCTGACATTTTCTGTCTCCATATTATAACCTTTCAGTCTGTTTTAGTCAAGTTTATAATGAATTTATTATTTTATCTATTTCTATTAAATTTATAGGAACGATTAAAACAATATCTTCAATAATCGTGGGCTCTCCTAGATAATCAGAACCTACTGAAACTGCTATTAGAATACCTAACAATCTTCCTTTTGAATCAAAAACAGAAGAACCTGATGCTCCGGGCCACGCGTAAGAGTGTAAATAAATATCACCTTTATGTGAAACGCCAGAGATATAACCTTTTATTGTCATTATACCTTCGTTATTGGGAAAGCCAGAATATAATATTTCGTCTCCTATTCGAATACTTTTTAACGGTGTAGTATCAAAAGGTATTGGATTTACTGAACCAATTCCCGGAAGGCTAACTATTGCAATATCCAATTTTTGATTTAGATAAACTATTTTTCCAAGCATTTTTTCATAACCAGTATCAATATAAAATATTCCTGGTTCGGGCCCAAAAACATGAGCCGCTGTTATCATAAATGCTTTTCCATTTTTCTGATAAATTGTGCCCGTTCCAACACTCTGACCCCATTCTGAAAATGCGATAACTTTTACAGTTGCTTGGCGACTATTGGAAATCTGTTTATTAGATATTTTTAATATTTTTGGTTTCGTATTGAAATTTGCGACAACATCGAAATTATCATTTTTACATGAACATAAAAATAAAAATAAACTTAACAATACGTTTTTCACATTAGTACCTCCCTTTATATAAATAAATAGAAGTTATTTATTAAAAACGCTGTAAGCAACACTAGTAAATTGCGGGCCTAAGTCATATTTATTAATATTTTCTCTGTAAACCCATTCGTAATCTTTATGTTCTTGTGAAATTTGTAGATTTCCACTCCATTTTGTTATAACAAAAAAAGTTATTCTTTTTTGCGTTTCTAAAATATGACAATTTTCTGTACTTATTAATAAATTTGTTTCTTCTTTTATTTCTCTTTTAAGCGCTTCTTCTTTTGTTTCTGATTTTTCAATATGACCACCTGGTAAGTCCCATTCCCACGGTATTCTATCTGATTTATTGTTTTCATTTCTTTTTAATAATAAACAAGTGTCATCATCTTTATTATATATAATTGCTTTAACAATATTGTTTTTACTTTCATTGGCTTCAGATAAATAAGAATTCCAAATTTTCATAATATTCTTCATCATTATATTTTAGTTAATGTATTAATTTTAATTTTATGAACCGTAACACCTGGAACATACTTAGAAGAATTTATCGAAGGTACTAGTATTCTATTAATATAGGTTATAGGTCGTATAGAATCAGAACGAAGGTGAAATTTAGTTTTAATTTCTAAAGTATCTTTTTTATCGTGCTTTTCGTAATCCGGGTATGAAATTACTGTTATTCCATCAATCGACCTAATTCTATTTAAACTTTCTTCAATACCACCAGAGGCATCTTTATTGATGTTTAAAATTAAGTTTATCTGATACAATCTTGTTTCATGTTTTTTCTCTTCTTTGATTACCTCTTGTGAATTAAAATACTCTTTGAGATTACTAGAAACCATTTTTTGTAGAGGTTTGGTAATCATACTTATTTTTTTATCTAACTGAATTAAATATTCTCTTATTGTAAAAGCTGTGGCTGCAGCATCTTCTTCATCTTCATCTGGTTCTACAGAAAAAGAGAGCTTATAAAAAACATCAAAATTTCCTTGTGGTTTATATTCAGCGCGCGCTCCTATTTCTCCTCCAGGTGTGCCGGGACCGGTATATGTTCTATTCTCTGTATACAAATCAATATTTAAAACACCGACACTTAACGCTTCCGAAACAATTTCGTACGATTCAGAAGAGAGTTCATATGCAGATTTCCAATCAAATTCTTCTTCTGTACCAAATAGATTTTGTTGTTTAGCTTTTTCTTTTATATTGTTTGTCACACTACGCAATAACTCAATTAAATTTTCCGAAACTTCTGCTTGTTTTGGATATGATAAAGGAATTATATAACGTTGTTGTGTGAGAAAATCCCGAGCCGGTTCAACACCTGGATTTGAAAAAATCTTTGTTAATAGTTTGCCATCCAATATTGTATTGTTTATCATATAAGGCATTGTACCCAAAAAGAGAAGACCTGATTCTATATCAATATTGTCGTTATTTTTATCTAGAACAATCTCAAAATTTTTATATTCTACATCTTCTAGGATACCTTGTATAATTTTGTTAGTAGAACCTAGGATATATCCATTCCCTATAAGGTATTCTGTGGCCGTTTCAATATGAGAATCTAAATCTTTGATAGTATAGTCTAGAAAATCCTGCATTTCATCCTCAATATCTTCTATCACTTTTTCTGTTGATGTATCAATATTAAAATCATCTTCAGTATAAGTTTTACTACCATAAAAAGTAAATATTATATATTTTCTTATCTTATCGTAATCTATATTTACAAAATCTGTGCTTATTTCAATATAAGTATTAAATCCTATACTTCCAACAAATTCTGAAATTTTTCTCCAATTGCCAGAATCGCCTAAATCTTCTTTAATCGCCTCAGCTTGACTTTCTGAACATTTAATCTCCAAAGAAAAACTGGCATCAACCAATATTTCTGAATCACCATCATAATCAGTATTAAATGAAACCGCTCGATTAGAAAGTCTTCTACATATTGTTTCTACCTCTTCTGCAACTTCTGAAAAATTTCTTTTTCCTTCAACACCGGTTTGTTCAATTAGATAATTTATAAATTTTGGAAATTTCTCTGATTCACCCGAATACTGTCCTGTCTCTTCTATTTGTTTAATATTATGATAATTTATAAAATCTACTATATAATCCCAATACTCACTTTTCGGACAACTATTTGAACTACCTTTTATCTGGTAAATAGTTTCTCCTCCCTTCGCTAGTGTTACAAAACGCTTAACACCATTAGGATACTCTTTTCCTCTTCTTCTTAATGAATATAAAGTTGTTCCTCTTTCGGTTCCGCAATGGTTCATTCTGCTAGCTTCTACAGGACAATGATCTGTTTCTGTATTGTACCAATAAAATCCGTCGTCATATTCTTTTTCAATTTGTTCGTCTCTATCTGCTGCTTTTTCTATGTTTATATCTTTTACAAATAAACGAAGTTTTCTTTCAATTTGTTTGGGGTTTTCATCTTTAAGTTCTTCTTCTTTATTTTGAATTAATGTTAAACCATCCGGATTGTTTTCAAAGAAAATAATGAATTCATCATAACTACCAAGAAAACTTTCTACCGTATTTAAAAACGCTCCATTAATGTTATTAATAATGACACTTCTTTCTTTTTCTTCTAAACTCTGGTCTTTTCTTACAGTTTTAATAAATCTTTTATAAGCACCAATGTCATCTTTCATAGTTTTGTCTAGATTATTTACAATCTCTACTAAAGATGCTGCTACTTGTTCTTTAAAATCATTAGTACTTTTCGCTAAATAAAAATTAATTTCTTTTTCTATTCCTTCTATGTAATATACAAGAGAAAACGACAATGTGTTTTTTGATTTTAAAAACCATTTACGAACAAGATATTCGACTTGACTCTTGGATAAAGTTGTTGTGCTTTGCTTAAATTCATCAATTAAAAAATCTGGAATTCCTAGATTTTCTATTGCTTCTTCCAGAATTTCTTTTGTTTGGCTTTCTAGTAGAAAAGAATTCCAATTCTTAAAAAGATTTTTCATATTTTATTATCTCCACTGAAGTTACACGTCTAAGAAGTATACTTTCATATTAAATAGTTTTGTTAATAGAATATTCTACTTATGGAGTTGAATGATAATTATTAAACAAGCAAGAAAAAAACAACTTATCGTCTTAAAGGTGAATGGACTTTCATTCGTAAAATACCAAGTCATTATTGGGAATGGTATCCAAGAAGCTGCAAATCCTAGGAATCTAGGCAACCACAAAGAACCACTCTCTTTTACTGATAAAGTCCAACCTATCAAAAATAATATAGACGCTGGTACTCCAAAAAAGCCGATTGCTATATATTCTTTCCCTTTCCACCAGTCAAATACTAAACCGGCGTTTAATTGTAACCAACTAAACATATGTCCCAAACAAAAAAGAGCAAACGCTTTCCAATAAATTACATTATACATTATTAAATATTTTCCGGATCACAAGCCCATTTGATATAATCAAATAGATTTTTCTTCATAAAATTATGCCATTTCTTTTCATTAAGATTTATTTCTAGTTTTTGTGCTAATAATCTTCCATTTTCCCATGCAATAACTTCTTCCCTCATAACATCTACTCTACGAGAAATGCTTTTATTTTTTAATTTAAAACCGTATGGAAAATTAATATTATATTTATTATCTTTTCTAACAATATGATGCCCTACTTCATGAAGTAAGCTAAACATTTGTATTTCTTTATTTTGTGCAGAATCTATTATAATAAAATTTTCTTCCTGTTCGCTTGAATTCTCATCAAAATAATATCCATTTCCCTGACCTTTCTCAAACTCTACTTGAATTTCTAATTCTGTTTCTACATATAATAATAATTTATCAAAATTATCTTTAATCACATTATCCTCGTAGAATTTGACGACGATGAGCATTCATTCTTTCGTTAATAATCTCCGGAGAACCAATAACTTTTATATCTAATCCAGTATGTCCCTTGTCTAGAATAATCCTAGTAAATTGCTGTCTGGTATCTAGACCATCTGGGAATTTTCCTGTCTTTTCCACTAACATTCTTGTTAAATTTTCTTCTGGTTGAATTGAGACAACATATTCTGGATTGATAAACACTTCTCTCAAGTTATAAGTATATGGTTCTGTATAATAAATTTCTACAAGCTTAATCATTTATTCCTCCTACGTTTGTCATATTCTCGTATCTTGCTAGTTCCTCTAAACTTTTCTGTAATGTTTCTTCTAAATTCTGTTTTGTTTCTTCTTGTTGTGTTTTATTATCTTCTACTTTATATTTGATATAACCAGATAAAATAGCATGAATATCTTCTAATCTTTGATCGATATCAAATAACGCTTTTCTCGTATCTTCAATTGATTCTAATGCTGAAAGAGGTTTAGAATAGGATAAACTTCTTATTTCAGATAATTGTCCTAAAATATATGAAACTTCTTTTTGATCTGGCATTATTTTTGATATCTCGCGTGGGATATTATCTAATTCTACTGTGTATTGCAACTTAACCTTCATTATTCGTCCTCAATAATAGCATAACCGGTTGTTAATAAAGTTCCTGCTGCCGATCCAGCATTTCTTAAAGCTGTAATAGTGACCTTAACAGGATCTATGATACCACTATCTAACATATTGACCATTCGAGAGTTTTTAAAGTCCCATCCTTTGTTTTTATTTGCCTTTTTAACGCGTTCATAAATAATATCTGGGCTTTCACCCGCGTTATGAGCCATCTGCTTTAAAGGAGCCGTAGCGGCTTCATAAACGATTGTTGTGTAGGTATTGGCCCAATATTTAGCAGATACTGGAACAGCGCGAATAAGAGCAACACCGCCACCTGGAACTATTCCTTCTTGTTGTGCTGCTTTTACGGCTTCAAGTGCATCTTCTATTCTATGCTTCTTCTCTATCATTTCCACTTCTGTTGCCGCACCAACACGAATAACTGCTACTCCAGAAGCTAGACGAGTAATTCTTTCTTGGATTCTATTACATTCGGTTAAATTATCTGTTTGTGTTAATTCTACCTTTAGTGATTCAATTTGCTTTTCAATTTCTTCATATTGACCTTTCCCACCTACAACAGTAGTGGAATTTTTAACAGATTCAATCTTAACACAAGTGCCAAGATCTTTTAATTTAATATCTTTTAGTTTGGTACTAGAATTTTGAGTAATAAAAGATGCTCCTGTCGAAAGGCACAAATCCTTCAATATATTCCTGCGCTCTTCACCATAGCGAGGTGCCTTAATAGCAGCAACCTTTAATGTACCACGCATAGCGTTCATAATCAAGGCCGCTAAAGCCTGGTCTGCTACATCGGATGCGACGATAACCAAGGGTCTTTGTTCTCTTGCTACCATTTCAAGAACAGGTAAAATCTCTTCTACCTTATCTATTTTAGAATCTGTAACTAAAATAAAAGGATTTTCATATACTACAGAACCTTTTCTTTCATCTGTTATGAACGCATTAGCAATATAACCAGAATCAAACCTAAAACCTTCCATTAAATCTAATGTTGTTTCTATTGATCTTGCTTCTTCAATAGAAATAGAACCATCCTTCCCCACAACATCAATGGCTTTAGCTACTAATTTACCAATTGTTTCATCATTATTTGCTGAAATAGATGCAATGTGAGCAATATCTTCTTCACTATGTATTGGTCTTGCTAATTCTTTTAGATTATGAATTAATATCTCAATACCATCATCTATGCCGCGTTTAACTTCAATTGGAGATGCGCCGGCTATAATATGACGGTATGCTTCTCTTAAAATAGCTCTTGCTAAAACAGTTGCAGTTGTGGTGCCGTCGCCGGCTACACTATTCGTTTGTCGGCTTGCTTGTTTTATAATCTGTGCCGCGGCATTCTCAAATGGATCATCAAAATCAATAAATTCTGCAACTTGGACGCCATCCTTCGTAATGATAGGGCGCTTGCCCTTCTTTTGGATAATAACATTTCTTCCCCTCGGTCCCAAAGTAGAAGCAACATTATCAGCCAATTTATCAACACCAGCAAGAACCTTCGCTTGCAACGAAGATCCTGCGTCATACTTTTTAGTCAATTAACACCTCTAGAATATAATATATTATAACTACCTTTACTGGTAGTGTCAAATATTTTTTTAGTTTGTTACATCGATTGGATCTTTCGACAAGCGCTCTACAATATCATTTCCTTGTGTAATGGCTTCTTTATTGGCATTTATCGCTTCACCTCTATTTTCTGAAGTGAAGTAAAGACCTATATTTTCAGTAAATGATTTTGTCGTTTCTAAAAGTGCAACTAAATCATCTCCTAATTTTTCAATATAGATATCAACTAGTTCATTAATGTTTTCTTGTGATAAATTTAACGTACCGTAAACATCTGTTTTTACAAGAGAACGTAAATTATTCAGAGTATCTGTTCTAGATAAAGACCATTGTTTTCCTGTGGAGCCAGCGGCTTCCATTAATAAGTTTTCTTCTATCATTGATCTTTTTTCATCTTCGTGAAAATTACCAAAATAAGAATATTTTTCTTGTACTCGTATTCTTCCACCTGGTACGGGTTTAACCCCACCAATTCCAGGTTTTAAAGTTGTAGCCTTTGGTTCTTCTTTTGGTTCTTCTTTCTTTGCTAATAATTTTGATTCTTCGAACCCAGCATTAAATTCATCTTGCAAGTCTTTAAGTAATTTATCTCTCTTAGGTGATAAGTTATTCCGTGCGTTTTCTTTACTTTCTGGCTCAAAATTAATTTCCTGGTCTTCGATCCAATCTTCCCATTGTGGACCAATTCCTTCAAAAGCATTTTTGCCAGCTAACTTAGCTAAGTTGAATAAATTCGCTTTATCAGCCTGTTTTTTCGCTAAATTAAATTGTTTTCTTTTAACGGTAGACAAAACTTGTTTTTCTGCTTTTTCAGCGAATTCACCTGATGTATCAAGACTGGTATAAAACATCCCTTTGCCTTTTGTATATCCTGGTGTTTCTTTCAAAATTTCAAACATTTTTAAGCGCCATTCTGGAGTGTCTTGCCAATTTTTAATGTGATTATCCAATTCTGTTGATGCTTTACCAAGTAAATCGGTATTTGTCTTACCAGAATTAGTAAAAACTTCAATTATATTTTGTCTATTAATTACAAAATCATAAAGCAATAAGCCACTAACTGATTGATCACCTTCTCCTTCTTCTTTGAGAGCGATAAGATATTTAATTTCTGGTAACCCAGATCCGCCGCGAATAAAAAGATAATCTATAAGATTAGTAAAACTTCCATGAATAAGTGTATTCGGGCTAAGTAATTTTAAACTCGTTGGAATTGTTGTATCACTTAATTCTGAAAATGCTACGAAGTCTTCGATAGGCAAGGTACCGCCTACGCGACCGGTTATTTGTTTACCTCCCGTAAGAGCCGCCATAAAGCCTTCAAATATGAAGCCCGCTGAAGATTCGTTATAGTCGTTTAAACATGATTGCAGAGCTTCAATGATCTGCATTACATTTAAAAGTGTATTTACTTTGCCTCCGGGAGCTTTTTTTTCGGCACTTATCGGATTTAAAAAACTGTTAACATGAGCAATTCTTGCTTTAATGTTTGGCTCTTTTGTAATAGAACTAAATATTCTATCGATTTCTTGACGAGATTGCGAACTTGGATCTCCCCATGTTTCATTTGGAGTTAATTTAGGTAATGAGATGGAATAACTAAATCGTCCTCCTTTTTTAACATCTACTTTCTCTTCATTTAAAAGAGATGCTTTTGTATTTTTTACTTCAGATAAAACTTCTCCAATTGTTTCTATGAGGAATTGTAGGTCCATCTTGTTTTCATTCTTATTTACTTGTTTCTCTACTAGCAAATCCCAGTCTATAGCCATATTAAATTCTCCTTTTTAATAAATAGTTTCTATTATCTGTTCTTCGCTGAGACGGCCGCCTGGCTGTGGTCTCATTCCACCGGGGCCAGGCTCAAGTGTCTTCTTGTCGCTAGAGGTACCTGCAACTTGACGAACAGTTGCGGCTGCTTCTTCACCGGCTTCAGCACCTTCTTCTGCTTCAGATGTTTGCTTCAAGCCGTTTGCAAAGAATGAGTTTAACTTTTCAGTCATTTCTGCCATGTTGTCAAAAATATCATACACTCTATCCATAACTTCATTTTGTACTTTCTCTAAGAACTTTTGAACAACGGGGGCGCCGATCTTGATTTGAACGAAAGGCTTGCCGCCTGAATATTCGATTGCCTTCCCATTTGGAACTGAAAACTGCTTACTGGTAATGTAGCCATAAGAATTTTTCAATGCGATTGCTTTTGCCTCTGACGATAATCCCTCGTACCATTCAACAAGTTTTGGGTTTTCTCCGTAAATAAAGTTGATTTGCTTTATTGCTTCACCCCTCTTATCAGAAGTCGCTACTTCTTGAGCATAATATGTCTTAAAGTAAGAAACAATTTTATTATATACTTCAGTAACAATCCCGTCTTTATCACTAACTCCAAAAGTGTTCGCAATGCTTTTCTTGATATCTGTGGCTATGCCAAGCTTCTCTTTCGTGCCTCCGAGCCCCTTGGCTTCAATCCTGGCTAGGTAAATTTGCCCTATCTGGTTGAACATAGCATGAACTTGGTCTTCTTCAATGCCATTTACCTTCTCTATCTCATCAGAGTAGTTTTTAATTAGATAATCAACAAGGCCCCTAGCGATATCCTCTGAGGAGCCTTTTTCAGTTTTTGCGGGAAGGGTGCCAGCGAGATCTGGAGGGGCGCCCTGTTTGGTCTTATCCCAGTTTTCTAGCTCCAACATAAAGTCCTCAGAGGAACCGATAACCAAGCGGCCATGCTTACTCGCGCCGGCCAAAAGCCTGAAAATATTGTTTCTTGTAAAGTCAAATTGATAACAAGAAATCGTGCCTGACCTTTCAAGCGGAGACTGGCCAGGGGCTTGTTCCTCAAAGTTCTTCGTAGCTGCGATATATCTCATTGCACCACCGCCAAATTCTGGACTTGTGGCCCAAGCGGCCCATTCTCGCTGGTCTGCGTCAACAAGGTCGTTAACTAGATCTATGAACGAGCCGGCAACCTCAAGCCCTCCTTCACGATAAAGCTTCAAGCTGACGGGGACTCGCTTTCCGTCGAATTCTGCTGTTATGTCTGCAATGGTGCCTGCACCGGAAGCAGAAATCTGTCTACCATTTAATAAAGCGGACAAAAAGGCTTCGAAGTTGAAGCCGGCAGCCGATGCATTGAAGTTTGTAATCGCCATGGTAAGGGTTTTTATAAAAACAAGATAAGACATAACTTCTTGAATATACTCTTTCATGTTTTCTGTCTTTGGAATCTCGCCAAAACCTTGTTCCATTCTGGTCTGGACACTGTTCAATTTTTCTTGAACCGTTCCACCCTTGATATTGCGAAGCCAATCTTCCAAAAGATTTCTTTGAGTTCCCTTGACGCCATCATCATCGTTATTGGCCCAGCCAAGCTCAGAAACCGGGATAAGAGGGATCTGCCTAATTGTGTAGGTTCTCTTTTTTCCTTTCTTTTCTTCGTTCAAGGGGGTTCGAAGATCAAGCTTAGGCCCCTTCAATTCGACCACCTCGGACAAGACTTCTCCAATTGTTTCCATGAGGAATTGTAGGTCCATCTTGTTTTCATTCTTATTTACTTGTTTCTCTACTAGTAAATCCCAGTCTATAGCCATATTAAATTCTCCTTTTTAATAAATGGTTTCTATTCAGGTAAAGTTAATACACCCACCGAAAACCCATCTAAACCTGCTCCTTTTTCCCAAATTCCATCATTCTGTCTAAAACCTTTAGCAATAGAACTTTGAATAATTATAACTTTATTATCTATTGTACAATATGCCAAATATGTATGACCACTCGAATTTGATGTTACAATGTCATCTTCTAATCCACTATTATTAAGGTCTAGATTACGCCATCTTTGAATTATGTGCCATCTTCCAGATGTTAATTTAGGTGCATCATTGCTTACTTTAGAGCGATATTCTAATGTTCCTCCTAGTTTTTTTTGTGCTGCTGTTAAAGCAGACCAAGGATCTTCACGATCAAAAACATTAGCTTTCTTCCACCAATTAATATCTACTTTTGAATATTCATTAACATTCTTGGCATTTACATAATCAGTTACATCCAGGACCCACATAGCTACCATAGTACAACAAGGTAAATTTTCTGATCTTGAAATCTTATATAATGAAGTTCCGTTTGATAGAACACTCCATCCTTTATCTTTGATTGTCATTTCTTTCTCCTTAAACAATAATATCGGCTAATCCTAGCTCTACTGCTTCTTCTGCATTTAGATAAACATTTACTTTTCTTTTAAGAATAGAATGAAGCTTTTGTTCTGTTAAATTTGTTTCATCACACAGGGCTTTAATATAAGTTTCTTGCATATATTTAATCTCTTTTAATTCGTTATCAAGTTGATGCATGGGTCCACCTGCTCCTCCGATAACAGAGTGTAACATAATTCTACAATATTTACCTATCTTTCTTTTTCCTTTTGTACCGGCTGCTAGAATTAAAGTTCCTGCTGACATAACTTTCCCAAGACCCAAAGTCTCGATTTCAACTTCTTCTCTTATTAAACGCATAGCGTCATACATCGAAAACATATCATCGGCAGAACCGCCATTTGTGGATATTACTATCTCAATTGGTTTTACTGTTTCTATTAATTCATTACATTCTGGGTTTTCGGGTTCAGCAGGAACTAATTCTTTGGCTGTTTTTCTTAGATACCAAAGTGCTGCAATAAAATCTTTATTCATTTCTTCATTGATTTCTCCGATAACCGCAATTGTTCTTATTTCGTCATCCTTGTTTTGTGTCATCATAATAAGATCATTTATTCCAATTTCCTCTTCTGAGTTTTGTACAATATTCTCTACTTTTTGTGTTTCTTCTGTAGACATTAATTACTCCCTGTGTGACTTAATGTAAACTTGATCTAATAATTTCATTGCTGAATCCCAATCAATATATCTTCTTTTTCTCAAACTTTTCGGATACACATTCAACAAATTATTTATAACACTTCTTTTCCATGCTGTAAAGTTGTAGTCATCAATTTGTTTTGTTTTTTTTATAGTATCATTATTTACTTTATATTCTTCCATTGTTTTATATTTAATTGTTTGCAAAAATGCAATTGATTCTGCGGCACTGACCAATAATAGTAAAGCACTCTTTTCAGACTCTCTTAAGAGGATTTCAGATTTGATGGCATTATAAAAATTTTGATATAAACTGTATATAAAAAAGCCTATTGAAATTCCTAATAATATTAATAATAAATCCACCATAACTCCAAATAAAAAGCCGTGTTGGTCCAACACGGCTTTTAGAATCTATCTAAAAATATTTATGCACCCTTATCAATACGAGACATTATTCTTTCTACAATTGAATCAATATTTTTGTTTTTTCTAGATTTTCTGTTTAACCTATTCATAACCTTTCTGGTAACTGTTTCTAGAAGTGCTTCTTCGTCATCCATTTCGGCATCACCCATTTCGGCATCACCCATTTCGGCATCACCCATTTCGGCATCACCCATTTCGGCATCATCCATTTCGGCATTAGCATCAGTATCAACCATTACATCTTCGCCGGTTATCTTCTCCAATGCATCCTCAAATGCGGCCATAAAATTATCAATTGAAATCATTCCACCAGAAGGTGCAATATCGGAGTCCATTTCGGGGGCGTCCATTTCGGGGGCGTCCATTTCGGGGGCGTCCATTTCGGGGGCGTCCATTTCATTGTCCATTTCGTCTTCTTCACTCATATAATTTTCATTAACGAAGTTATTAGTATAACGGTCGATGTTAGCATACTTCATAAATTGACGTATTTGAGATTCGTTTAATAGATTCTTTTTTCTCATGATGTTTGCTCCTTATAGCAGTTTCATTATTAAATAGTATTAAAAATATTAAATGGCAACTAAACTAATATGTTTTGTTTTTTTATGCTGTAGTAGTTTTAACGTCGTCCGGATTTATTTTCTTCCCATTCAAATACCAATACCTCCTGCCGTCGGGCCATTCAACAGCCGGCTTCACGCGGCCGTGCTCGGCGCGCTAGGTTCGGTGAAACTTATTCTTTAAAGTTTTCATTTTCCAACATATCAAAAATATTTGTTAATTCTTCTTCATCTAATATTATTTTATCAAAGACTTCTTGTCCCTCATTAATTAATTCTGCTTTTGATGAAATATCTTCTTTATTATGGTTAATGCGTTTTGATTTCTTAATCTTATCTATTACAACACGAAAATCTTTATCATTTTTTAGATAAGCACTCATTATTCCACGAAAAAACTGTGGTTGTGATATATTGTCATGCTTCAAACGAATCTTAAAATCAGCATATCTTTTATCTGAGTCATAAAAGATAATCTTTTTCTTCATCGTTCCATATTTAGGTTCTCTCATTTTAACTCATTTTAATGTGTGTATTACTTTCGTGTTGTCCGGAAATGGTTTGTCTAATAAAGGTAGAATTACTTTGAAGTTCATTAATACTTTTTGCTCCTGAATAAGATAAACCGCTATGAATTCCAACCTTAAGATTTTTTAATATTTCAGTTACTCTACCCTTATAAGGTACATAATGAGTAATTCCTTCTATTGAAGAAGTTTTTCCTCGCCAATCAATCTGTGCCTCTACTGAAGCCATGCCACGGTAAATCTTCTTTTTCTTATCATAGAAATTTATAATTTCTCCTGGTGTTTCTTCTGTTCCTGATAATAAAGAACCAATCATTACAAAATCGGCGCCTGCCGCCAAAGCCTTTACAATATCACCACTATTACGAATTCCACCATCAGCTATTATTGAAACATCTCTGTCCGTTTTAGAACATTCCATTAACGAATGTAATGTTGGTACGCCATGCCCAGTTTGAATTCTGGTAGAACAGATGCTTCCTCCACCAATTCCAACCCGAACAGAATTCGCTCCCCAATCTGCTAAATCGTTTAGACCTTCTAATGTTGCGACATTTCCAGCCATAATATGTATATCATTACCATAAACATTTCTCAAGTTTTCTAGTGCTTGCTTAACTAGAATATGGTGGCCATGAGCTACATCTATACATAGAAATGAAGCGCCGCAGTTTAAACATTCTTCGGCTCGTTCTAAATAATCTCCTGAAACACCTATTGCCGCTCCTGGTCCTCTTGGACTAGTCGATGCGTATGCTAATGCTACTTCTTCGGCTTGTTGTTCAATAGTATTATAACGATGAATAATACCACTCCCACCAAATTTACTAATTTCTCTAAACATCTTCCACTCTGTAATCGTATCCATAGGGGATGAAATAACAGGAAATGAAAATTTTCCTACTTTATCTAATGTTTGTGAAATTAATATATCAGTATTTCTAGATATAATACTTGAATATTTTGGTACCAATAAAACATCATCATAACTCAAAGCTGTGGTAATACTCATTATTCCTCTTTATTTTGTTTTTCTATTATTCTTTTTACAAAGTCTTCGGCTAATTCTATGGCTCTATCCCAACAAGAAGGACAATATAAATGAACATGCCCTTCCTTTGTTCTCTCTACAACATGCCAAGACATAACCTGTTCTCTATTCTTATTATCAAACGGAGCAAAACAAGTCAAGCACATTTTAGGCAATTTACTAAATAAAGATATCTTTTCTTCTAATTCATGATTACCTGACCTACGTGCTTCTTTTTCTGCTGCCCTACGTTGTGCCCTATTCAACCTGTGCTTCCTAGAGCACCGGTACCGCGATCGCTAATAGTAATCGGAGATACATCATATAGATTATCTTCTAATGTCTCAAAAAATCTAACAGGTATAACTGGAATTATAACTGCTTGTGCTATTTTTTCGCCGGGAAGAATAAAACCCTGTGTTCCAGTTACGTTATGTAGATTTACAAACACTTCTCCATTATATCCTGAATCCACTACACAAGCACCTACCATCCAGCCTTTCTTGGCAGAATTACCACTTCGATTCATAATTTGAAGCATATAGCCATGAGGAATTCCAAACTTTAACCCTGTTGGTAGAATTACACTTTGTCCTGGTTTAAAACTAATCATATTACCATCTGGTGGATTAAAACATAGGTCTAATCCTGCGTCTGATGGGTTTGCCCGGACTGGTTTGTGTTTACAGTGAGGTAAAGAATAGTATTCTAAAATCATCGCGAGCCTCCACGAATAGAATCATAAACCTTAATAAACTGTTCAATATCAACTTCGGATTTCATCATACGATATGCTTTGACAGTCATAGATATTTCTTCTGGTGAAAGCCAACCTTCATCCTTATATTCCTTGCGCAATTCACGCTTTTGCTCTTTAAATGGCTCCATTGCTTCTTCGATAGTATTTAAACTTCGGATATATTCAATCATCTTTTCAGTCTTTTCGTCTCGTACTTGTTCTACAATAGCGATTTCATTTTCTTCAAACATTATAACTCCAATTATATAAATTCTGGGCTTCTAGAAAAGAAAATCTTTTCTTTTTTAAAAAAGTTACTTATGTCCTCTTCAAACTTATTTGAATTGGTATAAGTTTTTGTACTTTCTGGAAACATGATTTTCCAAAAATCTAACTGTTCTAAAATATCTACTTTATTTAGAACTATATGCGTAACTCCGTTAATATTCACAGAACGCTTGAGTTTATTTAAATCAAGCCAATTACATTGTCTCTTTCTTCCAGTTGTCGCACCAAACTCTTTACCAAGTTCTTGAATCTTATTAAAAATTTCTTTTTTTGGCTGAAATTGCTTTGCTCCAACATAAGTTTCATATGCTTTCGCTACTCCCCAAATATTCCTAACGCTATTTGGAGGAATACCATTTAACATGGCGCCGGCTGTAGTACAATGTGAAGAAGTTACAAAAGGATAATCGCCCCAATCAATATCAAGTTCAAAACCTTGCGCTCCTTCGAAAAGCGCTTCGACATTACCATTATTATGCATTTCCTCGTAAAAATCAATAAGGAAGGGCTTTAAAGTATCAAATTGTTCTGCTCTCATGCCGGTTCTATGATATTTATCCGTATATGCTGGTCCATTTCCTGTCTTTGTAGTTCCTATTTTAACATCGGTACTATCTTCTGTCAAGTGCTTTTCTTGGACAATATGAGCGTTCTTAGAAATATAAATTAAGCCATCTACATCAATACCATTAACCCAAAGTTCTTCTATTTCTGTTAGAAATTTATCAATATTAATTACGCATCCAGGTCCAATAATAGACTTTATTCCAAAGAAAACTCCACTTGGAATAAGATGAGTTACAAATTTCTTACCATTATGATAGATAGTGTGTCCGGCATTTCCACCACCATTAAATCTTACACAATGTGTATATTTACCATTTTGTAATAGATGATGCGTTACCTTGCCTTTACCCTCATCTCCAGACTGTAATCCGACCACTATATCAACTATTAGACTCACTTAGCCTCCATTTTATTAAAAATCATTTCACGAAGGCCAATTACAGCCTTTTCTTTTGCTTTTGCTTCACACATTACATCTACATTATGACCATAAGTATTAACAGGTTCCCAATAAAAATCAGAATGAGCCTGTGGTTTAATTTTAGGGTTATTATATTCTATAGACTTACTTTGAGAATAATGAACTACTGGCTTTACGTCTCCCCAAGTGGAAACAGCTAATCCAAGCGCTTCTTCTTGGTTTAAACCTCCATCACAAAACAAATGATGATGAAAATCATGGACAATAGGAATTCCAATACGCTTGTAGATAAGCTCGTACAAATCTTTAGTAGAATAAAGAGAAGCTTTATCATCATTCTCTACTGTTAATCTAGCTTTTACTGAATCAGACAACCGCTCAAAATTACGGCAGAATGCATCTGCTGCTTTTTGTTTATTTCCGTAGGTTGCTCCAACATGAATATTAATCTTGGAGAAAGGAGTTTTCGGAAGACCGATAATATCAAAAATATTAGCATGTGTTTCTAAATCTTTAATTGTATTTAAAACTACATTTTCTTTATGAGAACATAGTTTATTAAAAGGACCAGGATGACAAGTTAGTCTCATTCCTTCTGCGTTAGCAAATTTACCAATTGCGTCCAATGTCATTTCTATATGGTCATAATCTTTTAGATTATGAATCTTATATTCCGAAGACCAAGGAAAAATTTCAGATGAAAGACGATAGAAACTAAAATTATTTTCTTTATTCCATTTAAGGATGTTAAAAAGATCAATACAATTTAGTAATGCTAATTCAGAAGCATAATTAGTTCCCATTTTGTCAAAAGTTCTACGAATCATACTTCTATTCGTCATAACTCGCTTTGTTTTAGGAATGCCATCCGAAAGTGTCATATTAATACAAGCATATCCTAGATTCATTCTTCCCCCAAAGACTCTTATAATATAACACGCTCAATCAGACTAGTCAAGAAGTTTCCACGTCTTTATAATACGACCTCTTGTAGAAAAACCCCAATCTTCGTTATAACTTGGTTTAATCATATAAAGTCTATTAATATGTATTCTGTCTCCCATTTTAGTATCTACTCCCCAGCAGCGAATCTTTACCTCTGAAGAATTTGAATCTGTTGCTTTGACAATCAAATATTCTTTCCCATTCTTGGTTTTCTTTTCTACAATCTTTCTTGGAATAAGCCAAGCAATCTGTAAATCTTGGTCAAATTCGGAAATAGGAGGAATACCCATCGAAGTTAGTTTTTTCATAACTTCTGGTTTGATAACACGATTTAATGGGAATTGACCGGTCAAGTCAATAAGAGACTGGATTTTCTCTTCTTCTGTAAAATCTCCCTCTGGTCTGTAAAGTTCGATATTCTCGGCAAGATTCTTAAGCTTTCTTGGTCTGTCTACAGCTACGGCAGACCAAAAATGTTTCATTCCAGCGAATCTTTCATCAATAAGGTTATTCAAAGCCCCTGAACGTACTAGAACATCAAGAGCCTTCTTATTTAACTTAGAATATCTCATCTTATCATTAAATAAGAAATCTTCTACTTTATTAAATGGGCGTCCAACATAAATCTGTTCGATAGCAGCTTCTCCGAGTCCCTTAATTGATGTTAAAGGCTGAATAAGTGTTTTACCGTCCTTTGAAATTTCCCACACACGACCAGAAGTATTGACATTCAAAGGCGATATATCAAAACCAATTTGTTTAGCTGTTGAAATAGCAGATTCTTTACGAGTTTCTGGTTCTCTTTCTAGGAAACCCGCTACCCATTCGGCACGATAATAAGTATATAACCATGCACACTGGTAAGAAATAATCGAATAGCAAACTGCATGACTTTTGTTAAAACCATATCCAGAGAAATATTCAAAAGTTTCCCAAAGACGATTTGCAACTGATTGACTTAAGTCTTTCTCTAAACAACCTTCAATAAATTTACTATAAAGGGAATTCTTTACTTTATCCTCTTTACCAGTACCCTTCTTTGTGAGAACTTTACGAAGCATGTTGCCCTCATCTAGTGTTAGGTTTTTACCTAATTTGTGAGCCAACATAGCAATCTGTTCCTGGAAAATTAGGAATCCGTTGGTTTCTTCTGTTATTTCTTTATGTATTTCATTGAAGTAATTCACCATTCCAGGCTTACGACGAGCTTTAACAAATTCCTTATCAACGTTAGCCGACAGAGGACCAGGGCGAAAAATAGAAGTAATGGCGGAAATATCAATGATATTATTTGGCTTAACTCGTTTACAGAGCGATTGTGCGCCGTTTTCTGTAAACTGGAAGGTTCCACACCAATTTCCCTTCTGAAATACGTTCTTGTATACCTTTTGGTCATTCAAATCAATAACATCTGGGTGTAGATTTTTATTATAGAAATCCAAGATTTCATTGAAAGTAGGATTTTCGATATTGTGTCTACGACGAAGAATGTGTGAAATAGCTCCTTCAATCATTCTTAAAGTAGAAAGGCCCAATAGGTCGAATTTGATGAATCCCATAGGTTCAAGGTGGCGAACGTTCTGACCCTCCGACCATGGAGTTTGACGAACATCCTTAGAAGAAATTAAGGGCATGTGATAATCAAGGTCTTCCGCGATTACAACGCCGCCAGCGTGTCTACTACAAGAACGTACCTGACCATAAAGAGCATCAACATGCGTGGCTACATCAGGGTACTTCTGGAGGAAAGCTTGGAGCGAGGCGGAATATTGTTTGACCTCTTCGAAAGTTGGTGTATAAACACCTGCCTTAATACCGTGCGCTTTTTTGGCCTCACGGGTCGCTTCTACCATCATCTTTCCGGTTACAGAATTGACCTCGGTGAAGGGAATACCATAAAGCTTGGAAATGTCTTTGATAAGTGACTTCAACTGAAGTGTGTTCCAGTTGGAGATTGGAGCGACAACATCAGACCCCCACTTCTCAATAAGACGATCCTTCAGAATCATAGGATCTGACACATCATAATCGATATCAGGATAGTCCGTGGCATCCTTCCGCAAGAACCTCTCGAACTGAAGTCCATACTTGATGGGGTTGACCTGTGTAATGTCCAGGGAGTAGGCAACAAGTGAGCCAGCAGCCGAACCACGACCAGGGCCGGCAAGCATGATCTCCTTCGTGATGTTGTCGATCTCATTCATCGTCAAGAAATACTTTGAGAAGCCACGGTCAGAAATGACCCCAAGCTCGT